GAAATAAAAAAAAAATTATAAAATATTTAGAGAAGTTCGTCAAGTGCCTCTGGATTCTCAAGATCTAATTGAAAAAGGCAAGGATGGCATTGTTCGTCTATTAAGTAGAATGATTTTTGATAGAAAATTTCAGGTGTCATTATCAGTTGTTGTTCTGCTTTAGCAATTATCTTTGGATCATCTTGCATAATTGACGGAAGATCATCAAAAGTAAATGGAATCCCATTGATGTGATAAGTTTTAATTATAAATTTATCACCTTCAACCTTATACCAATTATAAGAATATGTGATCTTATATTTCATTGGTTTTTTTTATTATTTAGTTTAATGCCCCCGACAGGACTTGCACCTGCAAGGCTTATTACTGCCAACGGTTTTTAAGACCGTCATGTTTACTAATTTCATCACGGGGGCATAAAAAATCACCCCAAATAAGTCCCAGGATGATATTTTAAGTACTCAAAGAAAGTCAGCTTCATTTCCTTATGACTCATTCCACAATTCTTTGCGGCTTCCGGTAAAGTCATCGTACACTTAAAAAGTGCCTGATTGGATTCTTCTACATTTTGCGGAGTTGTCTTTACAGGAACGTCTTTAAGGTCTTTGTAGTTAATCTGATAAGAATTCATGAAAAGGGTATTTTGTGTAAATTTTGGCCGGGGTATTTTTTCAACCTAAAAGGAAATTTAAAGTGGATTTGCGTATGAGAGTGTTTCCTCATCCACAGTTGCACGAACAAACTCTAGCACATTCATAAACTCTTGAACAGTCTCACAGGATACTTGCTTCTCATTACCATCACTGGAGTAGAGGTACACAGTTCGTTTGAGTGGATCAACCACACATCGGGATAGGAACTCGTCTTGCATTCAGGTTGTTTTTGATTACCTATGTATTATAGCAGGTCTTTGAGTGGTTGTCAAGGGATATCAACTTTTATTTGCAAACACAGATGAAACACCTACATCATCAGTTATAAATCTGAAAGTTAAGATACTCCAATTTGTTGTATCAAAATTTGGAACACTTGTCGTTGCCCAAGTAATTCCTTTATTAGAACCACCATTAATTGTATATGTCCTTCCCATAGCGACCGATGAACCCGATGCAATACCTACAATTGTTACGGTTGCCATTTTAGAATAGGTTAATGCAACATTGGTAAAGTTCCAAATTGGTTCTCTTCCTATTGTACCAATAGAAACCATACTTTGAGATAAATCTATTGATATTGATGCATTTGATGGTGAGTTTAGTAAATTTCCAGGACCAATAATTTTGCCCGTTGATTCTTGATAGATTGGTCCAAAAGTAGAAACTCCAGATACTATAAGACTACCATTTACATGAAGTTTTGCTGTTGGAATTGATGTTCCAATACCAACTCTATGATTAATATCATCATAATAAAGTTGAGAAGTACCATCTAATGATCCGTCATTATTATATTGAATTTGTCCGTTTAATCCTGCAGCGCCGATGCCCTGCTCGACATATAATCTCCCATTAATAAAAACATCACCAGGATCTACTGATGAAACATAATTAACAAAACTATTTTTTATAGTATTTAAATTTGCACTCTGACCATAACCAACAAAAAAATCACCTGATACTACACAAGAACAAATTCCAACAGTATTATCAATGAAAATAGTAGAAGTATTAGTCCCATTTAATGCGATTGTTGCAAAATCTGCAGGAGAATCACTACTCTTTACAAATGCAATACCTATATTATTTGGAAGACTTGGAATAACAACAGATTCATCAAATAGTTCTGTACTAAAGTCATCATCCTCACGAAAACTTGTAAGAGATGCCTCACCCAAAGGAGGTGCAATAAAGACTCCTTGATTATTAATGATTCCCATCAGTTATTCTCCTCCTCGTAATACTCTGTGACTAATTTTGGAATATCCTTTCTGGTTCCATAGACGTGATAAAAACAATGAATCGGCATACCACCTTTGGACTGTAAGAAGACCTTATTTTCTCCAATACGTTTTACAATAATGTCCTGATGAGCACCGATTGGTGTTAATGATACTGTGATTGTAGTATCATCCACAAGACCTGTCCACTCTAAAGGAAGTTCAATGTAATCACGATTAAGAACCTTACCACGACAATAAACAGAGTGCTCTGGACCCTCAAGACATCCATACTCCAGTTTCATTCCTTGTTTGGTTGGGTGATCAATCAAGAAACTTTTTGATCCGTAACGAAGTGAGTTACCACGAATAGAATCAATCTTACCAGTTTGACTTTCTAGTCTCTTTGCTTTACAGAGACTATCTACTCTTACATTACTTTGAAATCTTGAGTCATTTTTTACCCATAAACTATATTGTGGTTTACTTGCATCACTATTTGCAAGTTTTCCAATCATTACAGTTGCTTGGACAGTACCATAAGCACCTCCTGGTCCAACTTGTAGTGGACCTTCTATAAATGCAGAACCCCTAATCTTCTTTGGTCCTATTCCAAGTGCTACTGGTTGTCCTGCACCAACCATTACTTGCCCACCAAATGCTGCATCGTCCAATAACATAAATTTTCTCCTTTACTTGTTTTGTTTTCTTTGGAAGTCTTGACCACCAACTTTTGAATCTTTAACCGAACACCCATCACTAACTCCACGAATAACCGCAGAATAAATCGTCATAGCACTATTTGCAACGATTTCTGCTTTACCTGCTGTTGCAAGTTTATACATTGCCTTTGCATTAATAAGAACCTTATTGTCTGCATCAAGTTCAATATTTTCACTTGCCTTTATTCTTATATTTCCTTTACTTCCTCCTTCGCCCACTGCAATGAGTTCTATATCAGTTCCTTGTAATCTTATTTTACCATTAGATGCGATAATGTTAATATTTCCATTGACTGCATTAATAAACAGAGTATCTTCTGCTTCTTGTCTATCTTCTCCAGATTGAATTGAGATTCTTCCTGGTGCAGTAATTTGAGTACACCCTTTTCTTGCACCATCCTTATCTAAAATGATTGAATGTCTTCCATCAGATGCCTGAAGTTGTATATCAGAAGTGACTGCACCATCAGAAGCAACGTGTCCGAAAGAAATTGAACCATGATCGTTTCCCTGACGAGTTGCAGTATAGTTCTGTTTTGCGGTAGGATTAACTCTGGTTTTATCTCTATTTTGAGAAGTTGCCATATGATTACTTATAAGGGTGTGAACATTTCAATTCTTGGATATTCAGTAAATCCAAATCCAGGATCAATAACAGCAACTTTAATCACTCTTCCAAAGGATCCAAAAACTGGTTCAAGAACAGCACCATTACTTGGAATGACTCTGATTTGATCAGTAACATTATAATTGATTCCTGGATCTTCTACAAGAACCCGTTTTAATCTTAAAGATACTGGATAGATTGGATCTTGAAGTGGTTCTTGAACAAAGGGAACTGAAGGTGTGGAAATATCTCCAGCACCAACGATGCTATTACTATTTAATGTTGACTGAACTGTACCTGGAATATTTAGTAGTGGATCATTACTTCTTATATCAGTACCTTGTCTTAATATTGCAGAAGGTGGAGTGGTAACTTGTGCAATAATACTTTCTCTTAAAGTATCATATACCCGAATAGGTTCTCCAACAGTTTCATAAAAACCTGCATAACGAATACCATTATCATAATAAACGGCACCATAATAAGCCCTTCCATTTACATATCCAGTTTGCTTAAGTCCCACAAGATCTGTAACTTGTAAAAGTTTTTGAGGGTCTACTACAACAGGGTCTCTTACGACCTCAAATTGTGGTCTAAACGATGCATTAATGCCTGTTGGTGCTCCTGAAGGTGGACTTGGTATAGAGAGGGGAACAGCGCCAGCACCAGGAGCACCAGCACCAGCACCAGCACCAGCACCAGGAGCACCAGCACCAGCACCAGGAGCACCTGTACCACCTCCTGCACCGGCACCAGCACCTCCACCAGAGACACCAGGAACATTTGTCTGTATTAGTGCTAATGTACTTGGTGGAGTTGTTGTAGGTGC